AGCCGGTTGAGCCGTCGGCGTTTGCTGCATCGCGCCGGTAGCACCATATGGGCTGGCCGGTTGCGGTGTTGCTGCTGGTGGCACGTAGCCAGGATACTGAGGCGCTGCCGCTGGTGGTACATAACCTGGGTATTGAGGCGCTGCTTGTTGTGCCGGCGGTTGCTGCGTCATAGCGCCCGTAGCACCGTACGGACTTGCCACCGGCTTTTTCTTCTTCTGGTTTTGCAGTGCTGCCGCACCGGCGTAAGGATTTGCGTAGCTCATTCGATGCCTGTCTTCCGCTTGCGCGTGCGGCCTATCGGTTTGTATTGGAGACTTATCCTGCGGATGGTGAACGACTCGTCGTCGTTGAAGTTGCTGAAGCGTAGCTGCGTCCTTGGATCGTAGCCAAACAGGTCGCTGTCGGCCGTCAGCGCCGACACACTCGACTCCAGCGCCGACGTATCAAGAACGAAGGATGAGTCAAGCAGGTCACCCGACTGACCCATCGTGATCGTCTCGGTGTTGCTGATGATGCCGGCGGCCTGCTGCTGCACGCTGACGTCATAAGCGCCGATGTTGTCGAAGAGCGTTCGCGCATAGAGCCAGCGGCATTCGACGCTGTCGCCCATTGGGGCGAGGTTGGCCGTCTCGAAATAGGCTTTAATGGCGCTGCCGTCGTCGTTGTCGTTTGTCTCATGCTTCATGATGAAGCCGCTGAAGTCGCCGGCGTGCGGCAGGTCGTCGACAAGGGCGGCGCTGTCACGCGTGAAGTTGTTGTAGGGTCCAAACCAGGCATCGAGACGAGCAGAGTAGATGGCGACGCTGTTCATCGTAGTCTGGCTGGTGCCATACGGCAAAAAGAACCAGACCTCTTCGTTGGCCGGATAATAGAGCGCGAAGCTGTAGGCGAGACGGGCGGTGTTGATATTCGACCAGTAGCGGTCATCCAGCGCAAAGCTGATCTTGTCGACCTGCGCCCCACCGGTCCACTGGTAGATGCCGTCGGCACGCACGAAGATCTGACGCTCACCGGGTATGGTGACGATGGAACGGCCGGCGATGGTGCCGCGCTGCGTCCGCTGCTGCTGCTGGAACGGTATCGTCGAGTTGCCTGTAGCCGTCAGCGTATGGATACCATCCGCGGTATGGACGGCCAGCGTGTTTTGAAACGGTTGCAGGCCGGTGACGGCGTAGCCGAACTGGTGAAAGGCCGTAGCCCCCCAGGTCGTGATGTCGCCGGCATCGGAGCGCCAGACGCGGTCGCTATTGCTGTTTTCGTTACCCAGCCAGAGCCTATTTTCCCAGAAGGCTATCCAGGTGGGCTTGGTAAAGCGACTGTCGTCATCAAGGGTGCCGGCGTTGTTGGTGCCGCCGGCCCAGGTGATGCCGTCGGTGTCGACGCCATTGACGGCGACGAGCGTATCACCCGCCATCACCCAGTTCCAGACGTTGTCGTTGCCAGCGGTGATGGTGACGCTGCCGCTGCGGTCGGTGGCGGTGCCGCCCGTGACATCGAAGAACTTGTTGCCGCAGATGGCNAACGTCTTNTCCGCAGCGGCGATGGTGATCTGACCGAATGCGGTGACGGTAGCGCCGCTATTCATCGCAGATCCGTTGTACTTGGCGAACCCTTTGCGCTTCTTGACCTCGCCCGACAAGCCTATCGTGCAGTTCTCCATGTCATACAGACCGCCAGGACCGATGTCTTCGGCCGGTGCGCTGTAGTTGACGCCGTCACGCCACGGTCCTAACCGCAAGCTGTCGGCCGCGATAGGCATTAGGAGAGGCTACCCTCCTGCGGATAGTAACTGAACTGGCCCGATACAGTGTCGTCGCTGCGCCGCATACGATACGTCCTGTTGCCCTGCACGTTGGCATTCTGGCGGCTGGCAACAGCGATGACGCGCTCCATCTCCTGGCGGTCTACGACCGCGCCCTGGTCATCACCCTTCTCGCTCTTGTAGAGGCTGGCGATACCGTAGACGAGGGCAGGCTGCACGGTCTGGCTGTAGTACTGGTTCAGCGAGTCGTTGTCGTTGTCTACCGTGAAATCCGGCACCGACGCGTAGTAGCGGTACGCTATGGTGTCGGTGCTGTCAGGCTTGGGGTACAGCGATACCTCGACGTTGCCGCTTGAGTCAATGCCATCGATGACGGCCCAGCGCGGGTCGCCGTCGATAGAGTGGTCAGGGTCGGCCGCATCAAGGTCTTGCGACGACATGATGATGATGACATGGTTCTCGGTCGTATTGCGAAACGACAGCGGCGTCACCGCATCCGACGCGAGGCTGTAGCTTTGCGTGCCGTCCGACGTCGAAAAGGTCGACGACTTAAACAACCAGTTCCACTTCTCGCGGCTCTGGATGTCCTTACCGACCATGTTGAGGTAGGTCCGCGCACCATCCTTGAACGTCGAGGAGTTGGTGTTAAGCCCTACGCGCCGCAGCGCCGCCTGCATCACTTCCAGGTTGGTCATATCAGATTTGCCCAGCTACCGCCTTCGTAACCTTGGAACTTGTCGTCGGTCGAGTTGTAGATGACCATGCCGTTAACGGCCGTCAGGGCGTTGCGCTCTGTCGTCGTTAGGCGCGGCACCGTCAGCGTCGACGCATAAGCGCCGGTATCGGCCTGGATGTCGCCTATCAGCGCCGTATCGCCAAAAAAGTTGGCGGCGTTGACCTGGCCGTTCGTCTCCGACATCTACATCGTGGCGTCGAGCGCCATATGGTCAAGGTCGTATTCCGACAGGTTGTCGCCGTTGTGATCGAGCCATCGCTCGGTCCATACGCGCACGGCTTCCGGTCCGCGATCTGCGATGCGCGACGGCGGTGCCGGCACGAAACCATCAGCGTGCGTGACCTCGCCTACCGCCTTGACGGTATTGCGTACCTGGCTGTTGGTCGTGTTGGATTTGCGCTGGCGCGTATGCGTCTTGTCGAGATCNAGCGCCTTGCGTATNGCCGCCTTGGTATCNTCGCTGCCNTTGAGTATCAACTGCGCGATCTGGTCGGGCGTTACCTCTGGCGAGGCNGCNGGTGCGGCCGGTGCCGGCGGTGCGGCGCTCGATGCGACGCTGGCGATCTCGTCGGCCAGCTGAATCTGCTGCGTTTTCTTAGCCATAGTCCTCTGCTGTAGTGAAAAAGGGGCGACGGCAAAGCGCGTGGAAGCCGCCGCCCCCTGCGATGTAGTGTTACGGCAACTGCAACGCTACGCCCATGTAACCGGTGTCATCGGCTGCATGAGTAATAAAACCAACAAGCGGATGCGAATTGTCAGCTACCTCGACTGCACCAGCGGTAGCATCACTAAGCATAGTTGGTACACCTATACCGATATCTGAACCATCGGTTAATATGACTGCGACGCCTCGCGTTTGTATCCATCCGTAATAACCGGACGTAAACGCAATCGGCGTAACACCGCAGACGATGTAATCGGCAGTACCAAGAGCAGCACGCACCTGGTTGTAAAGGTTACCTGTCACGGCGACGTCAGTAGCATTCGTGACAGCAACCTGCAATGAATCATACAGCGTGAACGTAATAGCGTTACTACTCGCTGCCGTGTTCGACTTGATCCGATAGTTATACCCCTCACCGGCATCGTCAGTGGTGTGCAAATAACCACCGGCGTACTGATTTGCAGTTGCGCTGCCAACAGTGCCAGCATCGGTGTAGGTGACTTCGGTCGCACCAGCAGAAGCGGCCGTTAGCTTGCCGTCGCTATCAACGATAGCAGTCTCAGAAATATCTTGCGATACAACTAACCCTGCGCCGGTAGCGGCTGCAAAACTGGCGTAACGAAAAACTCTGCCATCTTCAAATTCACGCTTAGTGCCGATCGGGTATTCTTGAGTAGACGATTCATCATAAATTCCCTGCGGCGAACCGCCGGTAGCACCGGAAATCAATCCCAGAGAATCAATCGTCGTATTGTTAAAGCCTGTTCCCAGACTTTGGCTTCCACTCGCCATTGTTCATTCTCCTTCGCCCGTTTCTAGGCTATGAAGCCGCATTGGCTTGCGGCTCGGAATTGTTGTAAAAAGCGTTTAAACGCGTTGTCTGGAACTCAGACGCGGCGTTTAAACGCACTGCTATTGCCTAGGACGCGACCAGGTCGTGAATGACGCCCTGACGACGACGGTTGTTAGTAGTGATCTGAAGACCAACGACGATGAATCCGACCTTCGCCATCTGGTTC